TGTTCGGCGTTGGTCATAGAACCTCCTAATGTGTATGTCTATGCACTACTATACAACAAAACTGGTTTTATTGCAACCAGAATTTTTACCAAAAGAAAAGCACCCGAAGGTGCCAGTGCTGACCACTTATCACATTATACGCCGTCAGCGGGCGAGCATATTATTTGATTTGTGTCCAAACACGCTCACGGATCTGCTTTGTTAATGCGTCCGGCAATGCTACATAGTCTAAGTCTGCGGCATCTTTCTTACCATTCTTAAATGCCCAATCAAAGAACTTTAACACTTCATCGCTGTTGGCTTTGTTAGCAGGTGTCTTATACATGATGATAAAACTTGCTGAACTTACTGGCCATGCATTAGGATTCTTTTGATCCACAATACTTAATCCCATACCAGGAACTGAGAACCAATCAGCGCCATCTGCAGCCGAGGCAAATGTTAGATCATCTGGGCTAACATACCGGCCACTCTTGTTTTGTAGTTGTAGGAATGTCATGTTGTTTTTCTTAACATAAGCATACTCTACATAACCGATTGAACCTTTGATACGGTTCACGTTGGCCGCCACACCTTCGTTGCCTTTGCCACCCACTGAACTAGCAGCCGGCCATTTGATTGTGGCACCACGACCTGCACGTTGTAACCACTCTGGGCTGACTGTGGCAAGATAGTCTGTCCAGTTGAATGTAGTGCCTGAACCATCAGCACGGTGTACAACGGTGATTTCTGTGTTTGGCAATACTTTGCCAGGATTCAACGCCGCTAGTTTAGCATCATTCCAACGATTGATCGTGCCCAAGAACACTTCAGCCATAACCGGGCCAGTGATGCGTAGCTCACCTGGTTTGAAACCATCCAAATTGATGACAGGCACAGTTCCGCCAATGATAGCAGGGAATTGAACCTGCCCCATCTTGTCTAAGTTCTCGCCGCTTACTGGTGCGTCTGTGGCACCAAAGTCAACGGTCTTTGCATTAATTTGACGAATGCCACCGGATGATCCGATGCTTTGATAGTTCATACCAGTACCTGTGGCTTTTTTGTAGCCCTCGGCCCACTTGGCATAGATCGGGAATGGGAAGGTAGCACCTGCCCCTGTAATGTCTGCGGCTTGTGCTGACACTGCTACGGCTGCAAATAGAATAGCAAATAATTTTTTCACTGTAAGTCTCCTTGTGTGTTAGTTCTTACATTAATATTTAAACACAGAATGATTACAATATGATTACAATTTTAAGAAATTTTAGCCAAACTAGATTAATTCCAATAACGGTTGTGATCCGTTTGATGCCAGTATGACTGATTATTGCGATTGATAAAATTTTTCACTAGATATTTTGCCATACCAAAATATCCCATCTTCTTGAATCTGCGACTATCCTGTCCAAAATAGTGAGGCACAATCTTAAACTTTTTAGGGCTGTATTGTTTTGACAAGAAGTAATCTTCTGATGTTAAACAATGTTCAGGGAATCCGCCAAATTCTTCAAAACGATCTCTGCGTGTTAGCATAAATGCACCTACGGCAAATGGTGAGAAGTGTTTTAAAATTTTATTAGTTATATTAAATGCTGCAAATCCGACAGATGCTCGCTTGTCACGATCATAACATTTAATGTTCAGCCCAACAAGATCCAGATCGTTGGCTTCTAATTCATCGACAGCATCACGTATTACAGTGGATTTAAAAAAACGAACATCTGCATCAATGAACAGGATGTAGGGAGTAGTGACTAGTCGTGCGCCGCAATTTTTAGCAACAGACACCGGACCACCGTCAATAATTTCTACATTCAAATTGCCTTTCATTATTTCGATAACTTCTCTAGTTTTGTCTGTTGAACAATCTGCAATGATGATTCTAGTATTGCCTATCATTTGCTGACGTAAATGCATTAATAGATGTGCTATATAGTTTTCCTCATTCTTACAAGGTACAACAATAGTGATTGCATCGCTGAGTTTTATTGTTTTCTGCATTGTCCTTCTACCTTAAAATTATCAAACTTTAGTTGATATGACATCGTCTTGAGAACCGATTCGCACGATGTCTGGTCCGGGAACGTCAGTGTTATTCTTCCTGGGATGTCGTTTGGATTTTTTGAATGAATCGCTAGTAGTAACATTATCCACATCATCTCGCTCCTTAGTCCAAGTAACAATCTCCCAACGACCGTCCCAATGCTCAACTAAAGCTGTGCATGATTCAACCCAGTCGCCGTCATTCATATACATTACACCGTCTATCTCTTTTATTTCTGCGTGATGTATGTGTCCGCATATGACTCCATCAAAGCCACGTTTCTTACAGTAGCCTGCAAGATTCTTTTCAAACTGAAACATAAAATCTACTGCTCGTTTGACTTTGTATTTGAGATACTGACTTAAACTCCAATAACCAAATCCCATTTTGTGACGAACCCAGTTAAACTTACCGTTTAGGTATAAGACAAAGTCGTAGGCCTTGTCACCTAAAAAACCCAACCACGGTGCCAGGCGGGTAATGCCGTCAAACAGGTCGCCGTGTGTGACTAGATAGTGTTTGCCGTCAGCACCTATATGTTCTATTTGATTGTGTATCTCTACCAATCCAAAACTAAAACCATAAGGTATCATTGGTCTTAAAAACTCATCGTGATTGCCTGCAATATAAACAACTCTAGTACCACGTTTGGCGTGACCTAGCACACGACGAACTACATTGGTATGACTCTGCTTCCACCGCCATTTGTTTTGTTGTATGCGCCAAGCGTCTATTATGTCACCTACTAGATAGAGTGTATCGCAGGTGTTGTGTTTGAGGAAGTTGTTTAACTTATCCGCTTGACTGTCTTTGGTTCCAAGATGCACATCACTGACAAAGATTGAGCGGTATGTCTTCATACTATTATTTACGGAATATTCGATTACAGTATGATTACAGAGTCAAAAAGAAACCCGCCGAAGCGGGTCCTGTTATTTTCTGTTACGAGGTATAACTACCCTAAGCAGTGTTTAGGCTGCTAATGCGAACTGTGAGTCGTTTGCGGTTACTTTGTTTTGCTTCTGCGACCGGGAATCCCCAATCCTAACGGCTTCTACATTGCCGGACTGTCCATTTCAATACTTGTGACCCAATCGATATCTATGTCATCCCCACCTAAATATACATCATATACTTAGGTGGAGATGCCGGGAACTGCCCCCGGGTCTTGAATCCTTTTCTGTCTACTTCATACAGTCTTAACTTTTAACAGACTTCCCAGGGTGTGTTTGGCCTCTGCTAAGCCTGTAGGAATCTCACCTACTGCATATCTGCTACGCAAACTTGCCCCTGCGAAAGCAATTGTATTTAATTAATACGAGTATAGTTCAGTACATTGCCTGAACCATATTGGGATTCGGCAATCATTTTGGCCTGCAGATCATCGTTAGCGTTTACGCGAACATGTGCAGTTTGATATTGATTGAGACGGATCCAAACTTCGTATGTGTACATTTTAAACTTTCTTTGTCGATCGAATATTTTGAGCCTGCTTACCTTTGTCACCCTCAGCTAGATCAAATTCAACTTCTTGTCCAACTGCTAGTGTCCTGTACCCTTCCATTTGGATCTGACTAAAATGTGCAAACACATCATCAGTTGTGCCATCTGGAACGATAAATCCAAAACCTTTTGAATTATTAAACCATTTAACTTTTCCCTGCATACTGCTTCCTACTTGTTATTATTATACTAGATATTCACTGGTACGTCAAGTGATATTTTATACTACTTTTATACTACCGCCAGATCCGGAATATGTAACTTCTCTGTCGTATTCATTAGGGACTTCCCAATCTCGTCCTACATATACAATAGGCATGCCAGCTGATTTAAAACCTACTTCTGTCAGATTGTCACTTTGGTTTCCACCTGCAATAAGCACACTGCCGTTGGCTTTGTTATAACCCCTAAAAAATCCAATGTGCCCACCGCCGTTCCTGCTGAAGATTACAATATCATTGAGTCTCCATTTAGTTTTATCAGTTACTGGCACGGATGTACCGAAATTCTTATATGCTAGGCTACTTAAGGTCTTTAATGATTTTACACCAACATTCTTAAGAACGCTACCTGCAAATGCTGCACACCAAGGAGTCGAATCCGATGCCAGGTTAAATCCTACAGCTTTATATGCTGCTAAGATTCTGGCGGTAGATCCTGTTTCCTTCCACAAATTCTGTTTTGCTTCCGATAAACAGAGATCGATATTTCTTGCCAAATCAATGAACACTGTTCCGGTGGCAGTAGTAGCTGTCGAAGTCGCAGCAGTGTCAGATGCAATTTCTGCGTTAGTGCTTACCGTTTCAGCCGGCCCTTCTTGCGGAACTTCGCCGACTCCTGACAGGCCTACTTCTGCTTCTGCTTCGGAATTAGCAGCAGCGGCAGAAGTAGTAATTGCCTCTTCTTGTTCCGGACTTAGGGTTATTAGATTGAGCTCAGGAAGTGAAACTGATGCACTGGCACCAGGTGCTAACCAAAGTGCAACGGGCACACTATTAACAAAAACATTTCCGCTTCGATACACATCTGCTACGTGGACTACTCCATGTACGCCTGCGCCTGGAACATATGGCATATTGTTATCTCCTATTGCTTATTTAAGAGAGGGCAATACCTGTTGTGCCTTCGAGATACTGTTTGGCAGCTTCCCCTTTACTTTCTACAACAAAGAAAGTGTTACGCTTGGCAATAGTAACCTCACTGTCTTTGCCCAGGAACACCCAAGGAATCATTCCTAATCCTTGACCGTTCATAGTTAATGCCAATGGGC